AGGTCAAACAATGAATGCTAAAGAATATCTTAGTAAAGCCTATCGATTGGATCAAAGAATAAACAGTAAGCTTGAGCAAGTGGCATCCCTGGAGAATATGGCTATGAACTGCACTTCTGCCATAAATGGAATGCCTAATAACCCCAGCAAATCAGTATCTCATATGGCAGATGCTGTCTGTAAGATTATAGATATTAAAAACAATTTGAACGATGATCTTGCCAAACTTCTGAAGTGCAAGATTAACATTATTGAGATCATCCAAGGTGTCAACAACATTGAATACAGGCTGATTCTAGAGAAACGCTACCTGTCATATCAGCCTTGGGAAGATATTGCTTACGACCTTGATTATTCTGTAAGCTGGGTGCTGAAGCTTCATCGTAAAGCGCTTAGAGCTGTAGATGCTGTATTGGCTGGAAGGGAGAATAAGAATGGGATGGCATGAAGCAATAGAAGACGGAATAACCGTAGGTAAGGATGGTAGAGATTCCAATTGTTATTATCCACCTTGCCATATCTGCGCTACACCTGTTTATAGTTGGACATACACTCGTGGTACTAAATATACCTGCAAGGACTGCAGGGCTGAACTGGTTCGGCAGGCGCGAGAAGAAGGGGAAGTGATCAGTACGGATAAGAAACAGATGAAGCTACAAAACGCCATAAAAAGGATCTCAAAAATCACCGGCATTGAACACTACAAGGATGCCATCCGTCTTGTAGAAGAGAGCCTGAGCAGGACTGGGTGGTATCAGAGTACTGAAGAAATAATGGTGGCACTTGAACTTATCCGACGTAACGTTAAAGCGTTCCACCAGGTGAAAATCTTCGATTACTCCGTTGACTTCATACTACCTGAGATGAGAGTTGCCCTTGAGATTGATGGCAAGATTTATCACGGGAAAGACAGACAAAAATATGAGCGTATCCGAGATGAGGTCATTACCAATAAACTTGGTGAAGGATGGGAGATGATCAGAATTACAACAGATAACATCAATAAGAATGTGACCAAGCTAATCCCGGGTATCAATGCGGTACTTAAAAGCAGAAAACTTCAAAGAGGATAGTAAAGTCCATATGAGTCCACTTGAGTGCAGTTGATTTTTTTAGTACGCTATAATTGAGAGATAATAATGTAAACAAGCCTTCATGGGGACAACCCACGAGGGCTTTTCTTATGCCCAAAAGGAGGTGAACCTATGCCATACAAACCTAAGCGTCCTTGTGCTTACCCAGGCTGCGGTCGGCTTGCAGACAGCGAGCAATACTGCGCTGAGCACAAGAAGGTGGTAGCAAAACGATACAACCAGTACCAACGAGACCCTGCGTCCAACAAGCGCTACGGTAGGTCCTGGAAGCGTATCAGGGACCGCTACATCAAGACCCATCCTCTTTGCGAGGAGTGCAATAAGAACGGACGAATTGTAGCTGCTGAAGAAGTGCACCACATCCTGCCTCTCTCCAAAGGCGGTGGCAATGAAACCAGTAACCTGATGGCTCTTTGTAAGTCCTGTCACTCAAAGATTACCGCTGAGAGTGGTGACCGGTGGGGGAGGTAAAATCTCTACAACTTTTCAATTCGGACAGCGGGCTGGGGTGTCGTGTTAAAAAATGCAGATTCAAACGGGGGTATAGCCCCCTCTATGTAAAGGAGGTGTGATCATTGGCAAAAGACGGTACGAACAGAGGTGGCGCTCGTGTTGGCGCAGGGGCAAAAAAGAAACCTCTGGCTGACAAAATAGCCGAAGGTAATCTCGGTGGCAGGAAACTGACGGTGATGGAGTTTTCCGAAACTGCAGATCTTGAGGGACAAGAAATGCCTGAACCAAATAAAATGCTTGAAGCCATTCAAAAAGACGGTAAGGCTCTGGTGGCAGGTGAAATATACAAAGCCACATGGCAGTGGCTGGATAAGCGTGGCTGCGCTGCTCTGGTTTCTCCACAGCTCCTCGAAAGGTACGCCATGAGTGTTGCCAGGTGGATTCAATGTGAAGAGGCCATTACAGAGTATGGCTTTCTTGCTAAGCACCCCACTACAGGAAATGCCATTCAGAGTCCTTATGTATCCATGGGTCAGAACTACATGAACCAAACCAATCGTCTATGGGTTGAGATATTCCAGATTGTAAAAGAAAACTGCACAGGCGATTACAAAGGAGCAAATCCCCAGGATGATGTGATGGAAAAACTTCTTTCTGCTCGTAGGGGCAAATAAAAACAGATGGGAGATAATGATATGAGTAAAAACTATAGAACCGCAGAAAGTGTCTGCAAGGGGCATCCTGATAAGCTTTCTGATTTAATCGCTGACAGCATTTTGGATGCTTGCCTTCGAAAAGACAAAGCTTCACGTGTGGCCTGTGAGGTTATGGCTACTAAAGGGAAAATCATCGTGGCGGGCGAGATCACCTGCAGCGAAAAAATTAACATCCGCCTTATAGTAAAAAATGTACTTCGTGAGGTGGGATATAACCCATGGAAATTTACAGTATTTGTGTTTGTACATCACCAAAGTGTAGATATTGCTGCTGGCGTAGATACAGCACTTGAAGCAAGAAATGGAATAGTTGATCCATACGGTTCCATCGGTGCTGGTGATCAAGGCACTGTATATGGATATGCTACCAACGAAACCCGTGAACTACTCCCTCTACCACTACTTCTCTCTCATAGAATCGTAAAGCGTATTGATGAATGTCGGAAAGGAAAAATCATCAAGGGGATCCTCCCCGATGGAAAAGCGCAAGTGACCGTTGAGTATCATGAGGATAAACCCATCCGCGTTAAGACTGTAGTAGTTTCTGTGCAGCACCAAAGGGACAAAACTCAAAAGCAGTTAGAATCAGATATCTTGAACAACGTGCTCTGGCAGTGCTTTGAGGACTTCCCACTGGATGATGACACTGAAATACTCATCAATCCATCTGGCAGGTTTGTTGAAGGCGGCCCTGCTGCTGATACTGGGCTGACTGGCAGAAAGATCATGGTGGACACCTATGGTGGTCTGGCTTCTCATGGCGGCGGTGCACTCTGCGGAAAGGACCCAACTAAGGTTGACCGAAGCGGTGCCTATATGGCCAGGTACATTGCTAAGAATATTGTTTGGAGCGGGCTTGCTGATAAATGCGAGGTCGCTATTTCTTACGCCATTGGAAAAGCAAATCCAGTGGCAGTAAATGTAACATCCTTTGGCACGGGAAAAATCAATGACGAGGATTTAAGTGAACTGGTCAAAGAGATCTTTAACTTGAAACCAGCTGCTATCATTGAAAAGCTACGCCTTCGAAATGCAATCTACTCTGATACAGCGACCTACGGACATTTCAACTCTTCTCTCTTCCCTTGGGAGAACGTGGACTTCAATCTAAATTTAAGAAAGGTGGCGGAAAGATATGAAGATTGAAAAACTGAAAACTAAGCTCTTACTTCCCGCTGATTATAATCCGCGTAAGGATTTAAAACCTGGGGATGCGGAATACGATAAACTCAAACGTTCCATTGAGCAGTTTGGATATGTAGAACCAGTCATCTGGAACAAGACCACTAGCAGAGTTGTAGGCGGCCACCAGAGATTAAAAGTGCTCCTGGATTTAGGAATGACCGAAGTTGAGTGTGTGGTCATCGAGATGGATGAAGATAAAGAAAAGGCGCTCAACATTGCCCTCAATAAAATCAGCGGCGACTGGGATAAGGATAAGCTGGCCCTACTTATCGCTGATCTGCAATGTGCTGACTTTGATGTTTCCCTTACAGGTTTTGATCCTTCTGAACTGGATGACCTGTTTAAGGATTCCCTGAAAGAAGGTATTCACGATGATGAGTTTGATGTGGATGCAGAGCTGGGAAAACCCGCTATGACAAAACTTGGTGATGTCTGGAAGCTGGGTCCCCATAGACTGGTTTGCGGTGATTCCACCAAGGCAGAGACCTTCTCTCTTCTCATGGACGGAAAGCTGGCAAACCTTGTGGTGACAGATCCCCCTTACAATGTAAACTATGAAGGATCTGCCGGTAAAATCAAAAACGACAACTTGGGTGATTCTGCTTTCTATGAATTCCTACTGGAAGCCTTTACCAATACGGAAGCTGTGATGACGCAGGACTCTTCTATCTATGTTTTTCACGCAGATACTGAAGGGCTGAACTTTAGAAAGGCATTCTCAGAAGCTGGTTTCTATCTCTCTGGCACCTGCATCTGGAAAAAACAATCCCTGGTCCTTGGTCGGTCTCCTTACCAATGGCAGCATGAACCGGTGCTCTTTGGATGGAAGAAAAAAGGCAAGCACAACTGGTATGCCGATCGAAAGCAAACGACCATCTGGGAATTTGAAAAACCTAAGAAGAATGGCTCTCATCCAACTATGAAGCCTGTGGCTCTTGTTGCCCATCCAATTCTTAATTCAAGTCTCAGTAACTGCATTGTCCTCGATCCATTTGGCGGCTCCGGCAGTACCCTAATTGCTTGTGATCAGACTCAGCGAATTTGCCACACCATTGAGCTTGATGAGAAGTTTTGTGACGTTATCGTAAAGCGCTATATTGAGCAGGTCGGCAATACAGAAGAAGTAATTGTTCAAAGGGATGGACTCTGTTATAAATACGATGAATTGGAGGTAGCCAATGAATAAACTGACCCTAGGCAGTCTTTTTGACGGCTCGGGTGGTTTTCCTTTAGGCGGTTTAATTTCCGGTATTATCCCAGTATGGGCATCGGAGATTGAACCGTTTCCTGTTAGAGTGACAACCAAAAGGCTGCCTTATATCAAACATTATGGAGATATTTCTTGCATGGATGGCAGCAAGATAGAACCCGTAGACATTATTACCTTTGGATCACCTTGTCAAGATTTATCCATAGCAGGTAAGCGTGACGGCTTGGATGGGAAACGTTCAGGTCTTTTTTATGAAGCCATCCGAATTGTAAAAGAAATGAGGTGTGCTACAGATGGAAAAAAACCAAGATATATCGTCTGGGAAAATGTGCTTGGAGCGTTTTCATCAAACAAAGGAGAAGATTTCAGATGTGTCCTTGAAGGCATCTGCTACATCGAAGATGAAACCGTATCAATCCCTAAAACTGATAAATGGGAAAAAGCAGGAAGTGTTGTGGGAAATCATTTCTCCCTTGCCTGGCGAGTTCTGGATGCTCAATACTGGGGAGTTCCCCAACGAAGAAAACGAATCTTCCTTGTCGCAGATTTTGCAGGTGGGGGTGCCGGAGAAATACTATTTAAGTCAGAAGGCTTGTCAGGGTATTCTAAGGAGAGCATCTGCTCGTGGCAAGGTGCTGCCAGCTATATTGCAGAGAGCACTGGAGAAACAGGCACAATCTGCTTAAACGATCAGGGTGGTAATCGTATGGATGTGACAGAGGATATCACTTGTACTCTTCGCGCTAAGTCAAATCATCCACCTTGTGTTATGGACTCAGCTGTTTTTGACAATCACGGAAAGGATACTCGTTTTAGTGGGCCAATTGATGTTGCGCCAACTATTTCAGCTACTTATGGAACAGGTGGAAACAATCAGCCTTTTGTTGTGGAGAATCCCAAAACCTACGATGTTCGATTTACCTCAGAAGGAACGATTAATGCACGTTCAAATGTCTATGAAAGTGATACGGCAAGAACTATTGATACGTCCGGCAATGCTCCGGATAGCAATCAAGGCGGTATTGCTGTGGTAGAAAGTTATGCTTTGCAAGGGTCAATGATAGGCAGAGATGACAAGAATGGTCCACGAGGTAATGGTGTTAATGAGGAAGTCAGCTTTACTTTAAATACTGTAGATAAACATGCTGTCGTTTATGCGATTGATAGGGAGTCTTTCAACTGTGGTCAAAATTATGCTAGAAATCTTGGAATTACAGAAGATGGGATAAGTTCAACACTGAATGCACAGGGTCCTAGCGCAGTGGCAACCCCTACCTACTCATCAAGTAAGGCATCTTTTTTTACAAATGCCGAGAAAGAACTTGCTAATACTTTAGTTGCTACAGATTACAAAGATCCACCACTTATTAATGGTAATGACGGTATAGAATACACAGTCAGAAGGCTGACACCAACAGAGTGTGCAAGGCTGCAGGGTTTCCCTGATTGGTGGTGTAGTGATTTAGGAATAGAAAGCCCAACAATGGACGACCTTCGCACCTGGTATGACATATTTGAAACACATCGTAAAGTGACTGGCAGTCGTTCAAAAGCCAAGACACTAAAGCAAATATCTAAGTGGCTAAAGAATCCGCATTCAGATTCTGCTGAATATAAGATGTGGGGCAATGGGGTGGCTCTTCCCAATGTATGTTTTGTGCTGTCTGGCATTGTTTGGTATACACAATTAGAAGGAAATACTTAATCCATATTTCTATTCTAAATTAGCGATAAAAAGCTTGATAAATAAGTGTTTTAGAGTGATATATGTACATACCAAAACAAAGGAGGTTTTGTACATGATCATTAATTATAACGTAACAGGGTCAGAGCGAAAGAGGTTAGTCACAGCACTTAGTGACATCACAGGTGTTAAAGCAAAGTACCTTGGAATGCCAAGCATGGCTTACGGGGTGGATGCCTTTATCATCGACAAAAATGGGAGCCTTGAATTTAGTGATAAGGCAGACAGCGAAGAAATCGAAAACGTGGCCCAATGTTTGGCAAGTGAAGGTTTTATCGCAGAGGAGCAAATTACCGCCACTGAGGGCAAACAAACCGCAGATAGTGAGGTTTTAAGCCTTTGCGTATCAATGCCAAGGAGTAGCTTTACAGAAAAGGCACTTGAAAACCTAAAAGCGATTGTTGAGGCAAAAGGCGATCTTATCCGTCATGCACTTGAAGCAGAAGACTTACCGATTGAAATTTCTGAAGATGAAGTTTCATTCCCATGGTTTAAAGAAATACCAACATTAGAAGAGGTTAAGGCTTACAACCATTTTATTTCTGCACTTTGCGAGATGGCAAGAAACCAGAAACGCATTACTGCAAAAGAAAAGGAAATCCCAAATGAAAAATACGCATTTAGATGCTTTTTACTCCGCCTTGGCTTTATTGGCAAAGAGTATAAAGAAGAGAGAAAAATATTGCTCAGAAATCTAACCGGTTCTGCGGCATTCAAAGGAGGAGTAAAAAATGAGGATAATCAGTAAAGAACAACTGCTAAACCTTCGTGAGAAGTACCCTGCTGGATGTCGAGTAGAACTATTAAAGATGGATGATATTCAAGCTCCAAAGATTGGTACAAAAGGAACAGTTGTAGGAGTAGACGATATTGGTTCTATTATGGTGCGTTGGGATTCAGGCTCAAGCCTCTCAGTAGCTTTTGGCGAAGACCTGTGCAGGAGGATTCACGATGACAGATAGGATAAAACAACAGATTCTTGCTATTCGTGACACAGGTGAAACCAATATGTTTGATGTACGAAAAGTACAGGAAATTGCTCTAAGGGAAGGATATGACGAGTTACTTCTTTACCTTGCAGATAACATCGGGGCTTATTCCAGGTTCATTCTGACCGGTAAGGAGGAATAAAGCCATGTGGAAAGAAGGTAGCATCAAAGTTCATGACAGTATCATCCATTATTGGGTAAAGTGCTATGTGAAAGGCTCGGAATTTGGCATTGACGAAGGACGCATCTCTAAGTTGATGCTTAAGCGTAAAGGAAAGATTATTGCAAATTATGATCGGGGCTGGGATATTGAACCTGTGGATGAGGATGCAGAAATTGCACTGGCTATCCTGATGAAAGAGTACAAATAACAACAAAAGAATATAACTCATATTGGAACAGGGCTGTATAGCTCTTTTCCTCGTTACAGAAGACCTTATGGTCTGTTTTTTATGTCTTTTAAAGGAGGTGTCCGCATATCCGAAAACTAAAGAAGTATAAACCAACCTCTTACATGGCGAAGGATTCTCATTACAGCAAGGAGATGGCGGACTATGCAGTAGGTTTTATTGAATGCCTCTCCCACACCAAAGGAACCTGGGCAGGAAAGCCTTTTGAACTTATAGATTGGCAAGAGCAAATAATCAGGGATTTATTTGGAACCATCAAACCAAATGGATATCGCCAGTTCAATACTGCTTATGTAGAGATACCAAAGAAGATGGGAAAAAGTGAGCTTGCGGCGGCTGTTGCCCTGCTCTTAACCTGCGGAGATAACGAAGAACGGGCTGAGGTTTATGGCTGCGCTGCAGATCGTAACCAAGCCTCCATCGTTTTTAATGTGGCAGCTGATATGGTGCGTATGTGCCCAGCCTTATCCAAGCGGGTAAAGATTCTCGACTCACAGAAAAGACTTATCTATCAACCCACCGGAAGCATTTATCAAGTGCTTTCAGCCGATGTTGGAAACAAGCACGGCTTTAACACCCATGGCGTTGTCTTCGATGAACTTCATACTCAGCCCAATCGAAAGCTTTATGATGTTATGACCAAAGGTAGTGGCGATGCCAGGATGCAGCCCTTGTACTTTCTAATCACCACTGCTGGAGATAATCAAAACAGTATCTGCTGGGAGGTTCATCAAAAGGCACTGGATATCATGGCAGGAAGAAAGAACGACCCTACCTTCTACCCCGTCATTTATGGTGCAGCTCTAGAAGATGACTGGTCCGATCCAAAGGTGTGGAAAAAAGCAAACCCATCCCTTGGCATCACTGTTAGCATGGATAAAGTAAAGATGGCCTACGAGTCTGCGAGACAAAACCCCGCTGAAGAAAACAGCTTCAGGCAGCTTCGGCTCAATCAATGGGTTAAGCAGGCTATTCGCTGGATGCCTATGGATAAATGGGATGCCTGTGCTTTTCCGGTTAATCCAGAAAGCCTTAAGGGCCGCGTCTGCTATGGCGGGCTGGACCTTTCCTCTTCCACTGACATAACAGCCTTCGTACTTGTCTTCCCACCATTGGATGAAGATGACAAGTATGTGGTACTTCCATACTTCTGGATACCAGAGGACACCATTGACCTAAGGGTTAGACGGGATCATGTCAATTATGATGTTTGGGAAAAACAAGGCTTCCTTCTGACCACCGAAGGCAACGTGGTACACTACGGCTTCATTGAGACATTCATTGAGGAACTTGGAATGAAATATAACATCCGCGAGATTGCCTTTGACCGCTGGGGAGCAGTTCAGATGACACAGAACCTAGAGAATTTAGGCTTCACAGTTGTACCTTTTGGTCAGGGATTTAAAGACATGTCTCCGCCTACAAAAGAATTAATGAAGCTGACTTTGGAAGAAAAAATCGCTCACGGTGGTCATCCTGTTCTCCGCTGGATGATGGATAACATTTTTATTAGAACTGATCCTGCTGGGAATATCAAAGCAGACAAAGAGAAATCCACAGAAAAGATTGACGGTGCTGTTGCCACGATCATGGCTCTTGATAGAGCGATTCGCTGTGGCGGAGAAACTGGTAATTCTGTTTATGATGACAGAGGACTACTCGTATTTTAGGAAAGGAGGTTGATGTCCATGGGAATACTTCAAGGAATATTCAAGGCTAGAGACAAGCCTAAAGACGCTCTTGGGGGCAGCCGCTACAGCTTCTTTTTTGGAAGCACCAGCGCTGGAAAACCAGTCAATGAACAAACCGCCATGCAGATGACAGCAGTGTATAGCTGTGTGAGAATCTTATCTGAGACTCTAGCTGGTCTACCGCTTCATGTTTACAAATACAATGATTCAGGCGGTAAGGAGAAAAACTTAAAACACCCGCTATATAAGCTGCTTCATGATGAACCAAATCCTGAGATGACTTCTTTTGCGTTTAGAGAAACGCTGATGAGTCATCTTTTATTATGGGGTAATGCTTATGCTCAGATTATTCGAAATGCTCGTGGAGAAGTAATCTCTCTCTACCCACTGATGCCAAACAAAATGACGGTCGATCGCGATTCAAGTGGTCGGCTTTTCTATTTGTATCAGCGTGGCAATGAAGATGCTCCTACTCTTATTAGAGACAATCAGGTCTATCTTTCACCATCAGATGTCCTTCATATCCCCGGACTTGGCTTTGATGGACTGGTAGGCTATTCACCCATAGCCATGGCGAAAAATGCTGTGGGTCTTGCCATTGCTACTGAAGAATATGGAGCTAAGTTTTTCGCTAATGGTGCTTCACCGGGTGGCGTCTTGGAACACCCCGGTACTATCAGGGATCCTCAGAAGATTAAAGAATCCTGGAACGCAGCCTACCAAGGAAGCGGCAATGCCCACCGGGTGGCTGTTCTTGAAGAGGGCATGAAGTATCAGCCTATTGGTATTTCTCCTGAACAGGCACAGTTCCTTGAAACCAGAAAGTTCCAGATTAATGAGATCGCTCGTATTTTTAGAGTCCCTCCTCATATGCTTGCTGATCTAGAAAAGTCATCCTTTAGTAACATCGAGCAGCAATCACTTGAGTTCGTAAAATACACTCTCGACCCTTGGGTGGTCCGCTGGGAACAGTCCATGTGCAGAGCGCTTTTAATGGAAAGTGAGAAACCTAATGTGTTTATCAAGTTTAACGTGGATGGCCTACTGCGTGGTGATTATGTAAGTCGTATGAGTGGATATGCCACTGCAAGGCAGAACGGTTGGATGAGCGCCAATGATATCAGAGAACTTGAAAATCTGGATAGAATTCCAGAATCTTTGGGTGGCGATCTCTATCTCATCAACGGGGCCATGACTAAATTACAGGACGCAGGCGCGTTCGCAAATATTAAAGAAACGGAGGAACCTAAATGAAGAAGTTTTGGAACTGGGCCCGGGATGAAAACACTGGTGTCCGAACACTCTACCTAGACGGCGTTATTGCCGAAGATTCATGGTTCGATGATGATGTCACCCCTAAGGCATTTAAAGCAGAGCTTACTGCCGGTGAG